TTACACCGGGCAATTATCACCATCACCATCGACACTGTTGATGAAGAATGTCACCCTGCCCATAACTTCGACCTCTTCCGCCGCTGCCCCCTCGATCGCCTCGCCATCATCGGTGATTAACGCCCTACCTCTGAGCTTAGCGAACTGAGTCCTTCCACCGCTGAGGATCAGCAGCACCTGCCCCTGCGTCAGCCGGCTGACAGGTTCGACCACCGCAAACCCGGTTGACGTTTCCAAGATGCGACTTTCGTTCGTGGTGCAAATGCTGGCCGGAGACAAGCGCTGCTCGACATAATCGGTGGCTGGAGATACGAAGCCCATCAGAACACTTGCCCCATAGTGCGCAAGATCCAGTATCGGTTCTCGCTATTGTCCGGAGTCTTGTCAACGAACCCAGTTTGGTAGAATTCTATCCACTCGTTGGCATCGACCAGGGTGAAATGATGGTGAACCTTTGCCAGTTCCCGAACGAAGTCAGAAGACCTCAGGCATCGGTAACCTTTGGGGTTAAGCTGAATAGCAGCGTGGAAAGCCGAGTTAACGTCTGATTGGCGGGGCATGGTGACCTCTCATTTATTATTACTGTGTATTCATACAGTAGTTTTAAAGATAGTGCAGATCAAGAAAGCCCTGCCTATTGATGATTACTGCTGAACCTCCAACTTTTCGTCTGACTGCAAACCGAGCTTAGCTTCCAGATACTCAACGCGCTCAATCAGTGCCAGGATCGCCTCATGGTGAAGCGCTCCAACTCCCGCGACGTTTAGAGACAGGAATCCGTCATTATCCTCACCGACAACCTCCGGTAGAACCTCTTTCACTTCCTGAGCGATATACCCTGCAGAATCAACATCACCTTTTTTATAAGTGAAGGTTTTCCCATGGAAGGACTTCATTTTTTCTATGGGGTTTTCGATATCTTTAATATTGTATTTCAGGCGCTCATCAGAGGGATTATTCCATGTCCCGCCGCCAGCGTTGCCGTTAGCACCGAATACAAAAGCCGAGTTTAAACCTGATGACCCACCGTTAACGTTAATTTGCACCCGGTCAATATTAGTGCTGGAGCCTCGTACGCCCCCAATCGCCCAGCCGGCAGTGTACCAGCCGCCAGATACCCGGTTTACGTAATTTCCTTCACTGGAATCATTTGGGGTGTTGTTTAGCTCGATCCCATTATTGGATTCAGCCCGCCACGCATTAACCCCGCAGCCACCTCCCGCACTGGTGTGAATGTCTGTAAATACGCTGCCTCCTGCATTAACCGTCATTTTGCCAGTTACCTGTACGTTGCCGTTTACGACACCGCCGGACTCACTACTCAGTGCCTTTACGTCTGCCGCAGCCAGGGCTACTGTGTCTTTTCTCAATGCCATGATTTAACTCCTTACGCCCAGACGCGAGCCGGTGTTTTCGGTGTAACCACAAAGTCGTTCAGCCCGGATAAATCGAGCAAGTCATTCATGACCCGCAAATTGGCGTGATAGCCGGGTTCGGTGGTGTACTTGATAACTTCGTTTTCTTCACCGGGATTGATAACTTCAGCAGGAACAGTGATAACGCCGACGATATCCAGGCTGATATTCGGGTGATAAAAGCTGCCATGCCCCTCATCATCCATAAACCCCGCCGCGATTAACTGCGTGCGCATTTCGTCGGCGTCATTAAAGCGCAGATATAAGTCTCTCATTATCGGAGTCCATTAATTTGGTTAAGGGTTAGCAGGCGGTGCCAGATGCGCAGATTTCGAATGTGATAAACAAATCTCACGGATGTGGTTTGATTTGAGTTCCCTATATAAGAAACGGATTGCGTTGTGCCGTTAGGCTGTACGTTATCAGCGGAAGAAGTATTACCCCCGTAGAACGTTGATACTTTGTTACCTTCGATTGCGTGTGCGAACACCCCGCTTTCGCCTTTTTTACAAGGCACACTTATAGCACCGCTGCTGCGATATGCTTTTAATGTGTTGTCATTAACCCATCGGCAAGCAATATCATTACTCGGGCCTTGAACCTTAACGATTTCAATATAACCAGCGGCATCCTGGAAATTCTTAGGGAAAAACTCAAATGCCAAAGTCCGATTAAATAGATTTGCCAGAGAATTATATCCACAGTTTTCTTTCGGGATTTGCCAGTAATCAGCCCCACGCGTAACCGTGGCCGCTATCGTTGGGATGTACGATGTAGGGAACGGGCTATCTTCTACCTGTGCTCCCCAGACATATAAACCAGAGATACCATCACCGACATAGCTTGCGGTTACACCGTCTTTCGCTAGTTGCAGACGGAACACGCTACTCTGAGTAGCCCCGGCTGTAACTGCCATCCAAACACGGTAAAGACCATTTCCGAGATCTTCAAAACCACGATCAAGGTATTGAGCACCGACAGCGCCACCAACGAAAGCTCCTGCAACCGGGTCAAAGAATACGCCCGATGTCGTTCCCGTTGCGACGCGTAAATATAAAAGACGAGAGTTTGTATGAGCTTTAACAAATACCGAATAACAGTAAATCGTTCCGGCAGTTAAAGTGATGTTACGGTCTTGCGTATAGTGTTCAGAACTCGCAGTATCCTCAACTATAAGCGCCATCGTTTTATCGCCACGAGGCGAGTCGCCGCTATTATTCGTTGTGGTAACTCGTGAACCTGCACCCCACTGCTCTGAATAGGTATACAGGTTCGTAATCTGAGGCTCAATTAAAAGGCCCTCTTTCTCGAAACGAGGTTCATTAATATCCGCGTTTCGCATTACTCCAGACTTGTCATAATAACTACCGGCAGTGGACCGGGTGAATGTTGCAGACTTTGATGTCAATTCCAACAACTTCCCGGAAATAGTCAAAGTATCGTAAGGTGCAATACCTTCCATTTTTAAACTATCGTTGAACGGTACCCACACATCCGGGTGCGGCGCTGCCTCATAGGGTACGGATGTCAGCTTCTGCGCGGCCGCCAGTGATGCTGCGGCACTGCTGGCGCTGGCGGCTGAGTTGTTTTCAGAGGTCTTTGCGTTATTTTCCGAAGTCTTGGCGTTCGTCTCGGAGGTTTTGGCAGCATTCTTCGATGCGAGTGCATTATCCTCAGACGTTGCAGCGTTCGTTGCGCTTAATGCGGCCGCATTTTTTGAAGCAAGGGCATTCGCTTCGGATGTTTTAGCAGCAGCGGCGCTGGTTCCTGCCGCACCCGCCTGGGCGATCAGCTTTGACCAGCTGGGACCCGTCTTTTTCGAGCCGTCTGCCAGGGTTACGGTGACATCGCCGGTACCCGATAAAATCAGGTCCTGGTTGATGATACTGCTTTGCGCCAGGCGAAACCCTTCCGAGACGGCTTTTGCTAAATCGTCATCAAGTGTGGCCATTCATGATGTCCTTAAAATGAAAAACCCAGCCGGAGCCGGGTTGTGTGGTCTGAGGTTATGAGGATCAGGAGAAGGAGCCGGTGCCCCGGGTAATGGTCAGTGTCGGGGCGGCAATGCGCTTACCTGCCGTGCCCGAGCCAACAACAGTAATGGTCCCGTTGATCACATTGGCCGTAAGGTTGCGTACTGCGTGACGTACGGTTATCCAGAGTCCTCCCGTTCCAGCTGGCACGCCAATAGAGCCCATATCGCGGACATTACCGTTTATGTTGAGGGTGATATTTACGGACGTTGTGCCAGAGATAGATGTGACATAAACCATTGCCTCAAGCAGAGCCGATTTATCCAGCGATGAGGAGGATGAGTCGGTAAAGGTAATTGAACTTGATGCTACGCCAGCGCCTGATATGTAGGCATCCGGCGCTATACCTACGTTTGCCACGTCCCCTATGAAAGACGTAGCCTCTACCGTGCCCCTGAAGCTCCCGCTGGTTGCCTCGATGCTTCCTTTGAAACTCCCGTTGGTGGCATAAACAGTCCCTCTGACTGTCACGCTATTAAAATAAGCCGATCCATCCTTGCGGATACACCAGCCGCGCCCATTCGGATCCCATGGGCCGAGATCGTTCCAGTCATTAGAACTTATCTGGTAGCCAATCTTGGCGTTATCAATGGAACCATCCTGGATAAACACCGATCGCAAGAACATTTGGCCGCCGGTCGCTGCGAACACCAACTCCTGTCCTGTGGTCGTCGGATTATAAACCGCGAACGTGTCGGCGCTGACGAGGAAGTTAGAGGAGCCTGTGGCATCAATGCCCAGCTGGATACCCGCGATACGTTTGATGCCGTTCGCCTCCACCTGAACTTTAACGCCCCACTGCGCGCTTAGCTTGCCGTTGATATCAGCAACAGCCTGGCTGGTCGTCTGGACATTGGCATTGGTTTGCCCAATTGACGCCGTCACCTGCTGAATGCTGGTTGCCGTGGCGCTCTCCAGATCCGTAACGGCTTTATCAATGCGCGTGATGGCTGCAGCATTGGTCTGGCCGTTTTGCTCTACCGTGGCCTTAAGCGTAGTGACCTGCTCCGCCACGGCACTTGTGGCATCCGCAGAGGTCTTCCGGACGTCGCTGATCTCGGCCATCGTTTTCGTTTCACCAACGGCGAACGTCACGCGCTGATCCGAGAACGCCATGAAGTTGGCGAGCGCATTGGTGACGTTGCCTACAATACCGGCATCCCTGCTGGCCGTGTTGCCGTCCACGTCAACCTTCAGACTGTCGATACGGCGGCCCAGCGCACTGTCACCATCCGTGCGGGCTGTGATTTCAGAGCTGATGTCAGCCGTGTTCTGGTCAGTGGTGGCTTTCACCTCAGCCAGCGCCGTGGTCTGCGCCTTGTTGTTATCAGCAACGGCTTTGGTGACCGTAATGATATCAGCGGTGTTTTTGCCGACGGTAACCTGCAGTCCCGAAAGCGTGGTGGCCTGAGCCTCCTGCTCTGTCGTCAGCGTTGCCAGTTCCTGCGTTACAGAGGCATGGTTGTCATTGACGGTCGATTCCAGTTTCTTCCGCTCTGTCACCTCCGCTTCCTGCGCCGTGATGCGCGCCTGGCGTTCGGTATACATCAGGCCCGATGCCAGTTTTGACGGGTCGTCGCCGGTATAGCCGCCCCGGATCTGCGTCGCCAGCGTCTCGCGCGCCGTTGCCTCCGCCTGATCGCCAGTAACACGGGCCGTTGTTTCCTGCTGCAGCGCCGCCATCCCGGCCCCCGGTGTTGGCCGTCCGACCGCTACCCAGTCAATCAGGTAATAGTTCGTCGCGTCCTGTTTGGTGGACAGGTCCAGTCTGAACTGATTCATCGTGGCTTCGGTCAGCCAGGGGATGTTGTCGAACTCCACCGTGGCGATACCGTTGGCGTCATAGGCAGGCTCGGCGACGGTGATCATGTTGGTGTCGTTGAAACCACCCGTACCACGCCACCGCAGCTGCCCCGTCCAGCCTGGCGCACCGAATTTCCTGATGCGGAGTTTAACGAAGCGATAGGACGAGGAGTTGATAGCCAGTGATCCCGGTGATGCCACCCACGGATCGGTGGCGTGGTTCGCCGGGCGGATCCACCCGTCAACGATTGTGGGAGTCCCGTTCCCGGTCCAGCCTTCTACCGTCGAATCGAAGTACCATATTTTCGCCGGGTCGAACTGGGAGCCGGTGCCTGCCGAAATTTGCGCAATCTGCTGCGCCAGCGAGTCAGAGGTGGTCTGAATTGTCTGGTTGACGTTGCTGATATCCGCGACGCGCTCGTTCTTCTCCGTCAGCAGCGCCTGCCCCCGCGCCGTTGCCTCGTCGGTGATGGCTTTCTTACGGTCCGTGACCTCCTGCGCCAGGCCCGCTTTAGTCGTCGCCGACTCTGTCGTTACTGCGGTGATGTCGTCGCGCACAGACTGGATATCTTCACCCAGATCGGCAATGTCCGAAACGAGGTTTTTATAGCCATCAGTCTGTTCAAGCGTGTCGCCGATCATGTCGAGATAATCACCGGCTTTCGAGCTGGACTGGCCTGCCGCCCACTCCGTCCAGTCGCCGGTGTTGCCGATACGATCCACCAGGCGCGCACGGTACCACTGACTGACGCCCGCCCGCCCGCCCGCATCGGGCCATGCTGGTAATGCGTGGCCGGAAACGGCACCAGAGCCAGTAATTGCGGGTTAGCCTTGTCTTCAGTGGTGGCGCGCTGAATCTCGGTGTATGCCGTATCACCTGAGCCATCCGGGAAAGCCCAGGTAATATCGATAGCCCAGACGACATCATCCGTGGCGACCAGTGCCTGCGGCGTTCCAGGCCTGCCGTTTTTGCCCGTCAGATAGGTGGTGTCAGCATAACCCCACGGCGAGCTTGAATCCTGAGCGTTCAGCGCTCGCACCCGCACGTCATAACTCCCGGTGTAAATCCCCTGCACCGTAAATCCCTGGGCGCTGCTCACCGGAACGTTTATCCAGTCGCCATTATCCTTGCGCCATTATCCTTGCGCCATTGCGCCTGGTACCGGATAGCACCATCCACCCGATCCCAGGAAGCATTCATGGTGGCAACGGTAAGTCCCTGCTCTATGTGGTCGGTTTCGGTGAGGGTGATGTTTTTCGGTGCCGGAAGAACACTTACCGGCGTGACGGTGATCGGCGCTGGGGTAATGCGCACACCGTCATCGATATAGCGGTATTTATTCGGGTCATGCTGAACTGCGGTGATCGTGAAACCACCGTTGCTGTCGTCGTTCGCCCGGATGGATGTCACACGAAAATACTGGATAGCCAGGTTGTCGCTGTCGATGGCCCACACTGCACCGGACTCAGGCAGCAGCCTGAAGGGGGTGGTGACCGTCACCGTCTGTTTGTCCGCGCTGATGGATGCGATTGTCCGCGTCTGCGCCTTGCCGTCCGCGCTGATGGATGCGATTGTCCGCGTCTGCGCCTTGCCGTCCGGCAGGTTGACCACCAGGCGGTCGCCAGCGGCGTAGTCAACAGGGCGATCAAGCGTGACATTACGCCCGCTCACCGCCCGGATACGCCCGCCGTTTTGCCTGCCGGCACGGAACGGATCCGCGATACCGATAATTTCTGCAGGCAGGGGAATATAACCGTCCAGCCCCACGCCAAATGACACCGTTCCGTCGCGCGCATTAGACAGCAGCGCCCAGCGCCCCCGGCGGTGCGCTTCACTCTGGGATGTGCAGCCAATCGCCGTCATCGACATCTGGTTGACCTTGTAACGCTTCACCAGGTCGGAATCGTAGACACTCTCAACAGTATCGCTGTAACGCTTCACCAGGTCGGAATCGTAGACACTCTCAACAGTATCGCTGTAATGGTTCTGCGGGTCAGACCAGGACACCAGGGCAGACGAGTAGCGGTTTTTGTAGCTGCCGCCGCCGTAGGTAAACAGCCCGTCACATCCGCGCGCACGTAAAATCCACTTCATCCTGCGGCACATCCGCGCGCACGTAAATCTGGTCGTTGCCCCAGAAGGTGATCCCCCGGAATATCGCCGCCAGATCGCTGAGAACGGTGTAGGCGTCCTGCTGGCTCTGGATGTAGACGTTGCAGGTGAAGCGCGGCTCGGTACCACCCGCCCCGTTCGACACCTTCTGATCGCAGTACTGCGCAATCGCGTACAGCTCCCACTTATCGATCATGGCAGCATCGATGCGGGTGCCCATGCCGTAAATCTCATCCAGCACCAGATCGTAAAATACCCAGGCCGGGTTGTTGGTGTAGGCCATTTTGAAGCCACCGGACCAGGTGCCGCTGTAGGTGCGCGTAACCGGGTCGTAGGAGTCCGGGACACGTACCAGGTGCCGCTGTAGGTGCGCGTAACCGGGTCGTAGGAGTCCGGGACACGTACCAGTTTGCCCTTCGGCCTGCAGGTCACCTTTGGGGCCCCACTGGTAAACTGGCTGGCATCCACCTCGATATACAGCAGCGCTGTATTGGGATAGCGTAACTTGCTGTCGATCACCTCAGCGAACGAGAACACCTTGAAGGCGTTTATCAGTTTTGAGTTACCCACGGAATCAGGCGTGATACGACGCACCCGCACAGCCCAGCCGGTAGTGGCGGCAGGCAGATCAATGCGGATATCGCGCTGGTATTCCGTGGTTGTCTTTCCGTCGAATTTGCCGTTTACCACTGTCTGCCAGGCAGCACCATCAGTCGAGAGATCAACGGCGTACTCCGTGACCGTCCCGACCATATCGCCGTTGTCTTTATAGGTGTACTGTACGGGCAGGCTCAGCTTAATACGCACGGCATCCAGCATCAGGTTAGAGAACTGGCGTGTCCAGGGCGCGGTGGTGGTCACTGTCACGTTTGCCGACATTTCGTTGTCGACCTCAGGCAATCCCACTTCACGCCGGTGAAGTTGTAGCTGCCGTCGGCGTTTGCCAGCGGGGTGTCGTTAAGGAAGATGTTCTGTGCCGTCGGCGTTTGCCAGCGGGGTGTCGTTAAGGAAGATGTTCTGTGCCGTCAGCTCGCCCTGGATTTCACCTTCAGCGATCGCCAGCAGCATTTTTAATTTTGCTGTCGACAGCAGGTCATCCGGATCCTCAACAGGACTGTGTTGTTTAGCGCCACCGCCTTTACGTCCCTGAATAAGGGTTTCATCTTCGAGAAGTCGCATATTTCACCCATAAAAAAAGCCACCCGCAGGTGGCCTGTAGCTGCAATAAAATTTACTGCTGGTCGCTGGAGAAGATCCCCGCGCTGATAACTGCCCCGCCGATCTCGCGCTCACCAAAAAACACGGGGACCGGATAACCCACAGCCACGGTATTCACCGGCGCGCCAAAAGCGTAATTGGGTTTATTGTCCGTACTGGACGAGGCACCGACGTTGTATTTCGGCTGGGGTGTCAGCATCTGCACTACGCCGCCAAGCGACATAGACAGACCGATCCCGGCAAGGGCCGTAGACAGACCGATCCCGGCAAGGGCCGTAGACGAGGCAGTTACTGCTGCAGCGCTGATTCCGTTTGCAGCTGCCCACGCAGAAAAAGAAGCACCCGCGGTAAAATACGCGGCCACGAGCGCCACCGCCCCGATAACAATCTGCAGCACGCCGCCGCGCTTTGAACCTTCGGTAATGGCAGAAATCCGGTACACCATACCGCCGCGGGTCATCTCAAACTCGTCAAGGCCAATATTGTTTTTGTCATTGAAGAAGGCAAAGCGGATCCCCTGCATATGTCCTTCTGACAGGTAGCGCGCAGCATCTCGCGCAGATCCTCAACGTGAAACTGGTGTTCGCGCCCGAACTTTTTCGCCATGCGGCCTTCAAGTATCAGTGTTTTCAGCATTCATCAGCTCCCTGTGCCGGACCACACGAACGGTGCGGTCGCGGTAATATTTGCCGTACGGCACCCGGGCAGACAGGTTGCCGAAATTATGGTGCAGCATGATGTTTTCCTGGTGCTCGTGGTGACCGAGGTAAACAGCCGCGTGGTTGGTTACCTGCGCCTGTATGCGCATCATGATCATATCGCCGGGGCGCATATCAGCGGGGTCCACCTGGATAAAGCCTTCTGCCTCCCAGTTATCGTCGTAGCGATTTTCCCCCTGCTCCCACCACTCGTACGGTACCGAGTAATCACCCAGGGTAATGCCGTGCTCACGCTGGAACCACTCACGGATCAGCGACCAGCAGTCAGCAAAGCCCAGCACCCAGCGACGCCCGGCGTAGTCCCGGTCCTCACGGGGTGCCAACGTGCAAAAATCACCGTCCGGCCAGCTCATGATGCCCCATTCCACCCCGGACCAGTCGCACTGCACCCTGTCCATTTCGGACGGCACAAGCTGCACCACATCAGGATGCGAGTGGATAATCATAATGATTTCTCCCTGCTCCGATGCAGCCAGCTTATCCCCCGGCGAGATCGTGAAGGCCTCAGTGGGCGTTGCTGAGATATTCCGGCACGGAATGTACTGCTGCGCCCGTCCGGCCTGCACCACCACGCCGCACGCCTCGTTCGGATATTCCGCGGCAACATGAGCGCGGATCGCATCCATCAGTTTTTTTCGCATGGTTATTTACCCTGAAGGTTTGCCGCCGGGAAGCCGCCAAACGGCAGCGGGTTACCGGTTCCGAACCGCGCTTCGCAGTCCTGTATCTGGCCGCCGCACATATCCAGCGCCGGGTTATCCGTGGGGGTGCCATCCTTGAGAAAATAACGGTTCCCGTTGTAGTCGCACCCGGTGCCGGTGCGGTACCAGCCGCGCGTGCACCAGGTGCAGACCGGCGTAATTTGCCGGGTGGGCAGCTGCAGGTTCTGGATGTCAAAGGGTGAGCACAGTTCAAAGTCGACCTGCACCCGCGTTTCAGCGGTTTTGGCATTGACGTAAAAAAGCTGTACACGCTCGTCGGTCGGGCTGGCGGTCGGGTTGCCGGCTGTCCAGTTGGCCGCGTCCAGGTACTTCGCCAGCGTGGTGTGAATCTTCACTTTCGCTCTCGCCAGGTCGTCGTACTCTAGGCATAGCGCAGTCACGTAGTTGCCGACGTTCGACACGGAAAGCGTGGGTGTGGGCTGTGCCCCGGTGCTGGACAGCTCCAGGCCTTTCAGCTCGTAAGGGTAAGGGTCGTACTGCTGACCCTGCCAGATAATGGCAGGCAGGTTGTCAGCCGCGAACGCAGCCCAGCCTCCAGTAGCAATATTGTGGGCATGGAAGCGCAGCACGGTATCCATGCCAAATTCGGTGCCGTCTATTTCGATCAGCTGGACTAACTGGCCCGGTTCCAGCTGCTGTATATCCTGCGTGAAACTCATATTCACCCCATAAAAAAACCGCCTGGAGGCGGTCAGTCGTTCTGGATTTGAAGATATTCAGGGAGCAAAGGACTGCTCGAACGTGAACGCTACTGTCGCTTTTATCCCGGAGGGGAACGAAACACTGAAGGAATCAGCCTTCATCCGGTAGAGCTTCTTCTCCCCCCAGGGGTTCGTCCACCAGAACGATTTAGTGATGTGCGACATAAGGAACGCACGCAGCACTGCGGCCTCGTTTCGTGTTCCCGTCCAGTCAAGATCCCAGACTTCGGACCTGTCATTGAGCCCCATTCCGGCGACCTGTTTATACCCGTCGCCAAACTGGGACTGAAGCGTCCGGGCGCTTTCTGTTCCCCGGGCTGATTTACGGGTGCGCCAGCTGAATGTGTCTGTCACTGCTACCTCCTTGGGTAAAGTACACCACCCGGCCCCATCTCCTTTTTAAGCCGGTCAGTGATGGTCTGCTGAACAATGCCCTGAAGCTGCCGCGCCGTTCCGATGGTGTTTGCCTGGCTGGACTCGCCACCACCCTGCTGACTGACGCTGACCGGTGCATAAACGCTGATCCCTCCCGTGGCCGCAGCGGGCATTCTGCCGCCACCGACCAGCCCGCCGGACGCGTAACCGCGCATCATGCTGTACAGATTCCCCACCCCGATCCGGCTGGTCGCCTCTTTTGTAAAAACGAACTCCCCGCGATGCACCACCCCGGCAGGTTCATATTTACCGCCCGATCCGGTATAGCCGCCCCCGGCAAATCCGATAGCCGAACTGACAGCGCCCACGATCCCTACTCCCGCCTGTTTAAGGGCGATTTGCGCCAGCATCGAAAGCGTTGAGCGGGTGAAGTCACCCCACTTTGCTTTACCGGTGGTCAGCATGTCCGCAAGATTCTGCGTCATTCCGTCAAAGGTACTGGCCGCGACATTTTTCATCTGGCCGTACGCGTCACCCGCAGAATCGGCGTAATCAGCCCAGGCGGATTTTCCACCAGAGAGCCAGTCACCGCGCACTTTATCCTGTTCCTGATAATATCCCTGTAGCGCCTGCAGCTCTTTCTGGTAGCCCTGATCTTTTTCAGACCCGCCACCGTTTTTCCAGCCCTGTAGTAACTGAGCCTCTTCATTGCGCCGCTGTGCCGCACGGCTGCTCATCCCCGCGCTTTCCACCAGCGCCCGGGTTTTCTCACCCATCTGGGTAACGTATTTTTGCGATGTGTCCTGCAGTCGATTGAGACGTTCCTGCGTGACGATCTGGTCACCCAGTTTTGCATTGATTTCAGCCTGCGCGAGCACCTTATCCTTGCTGGCGAGCAGGGACTTTTCATCACCCGTCAGCGCCCGGGTTCTGGCAGCCTGCTCAAGGACCGTAAATCTGGCCTGTTCTTTCCACAACTGCTGGCGCTGCTGGCTAATAGTGTCAATGATATCACTGTGCTGACGCAAAACCTCAAGCTGAGTCTGCAGCTCCAGTGTCTGCGCACTGGTGCTGTCGGTGAGTTTTGCGCCACCGGGCACCCTGCCTTTCGTCGGTTTTTTCAGGGAGTCCTCATACTCCTTTTTGGCCGCCGCCATGTTGATGTTGTAATCCGCCTGCAGGATCCGGCCATCTTTCAGAGCCTTGTTAAGCTCGCCCTGCCTGGCCGTGTATTTCTCCAGTGCAGTCTGCGTTTTGGCATAGTTTGCCTGTGCCTGCGCAGCATACTTCTGGCGATCAGATTCCGCAGCCGCTTCGCGGGAGGCATTCTCCTCGTTCGCTCTGGAAATCCCCGCCTGCTGCTGCGCCATGTCCAGCGCCAGTCTGGCCGTTTCGCGGTCATTCCAGAACCGGGCACGGGCCTCATCATTCACATAACGATCACCCTTTCGCAGGTTCCAGATTTCATCGGCCTTTTTGAAAGCGGCTTGTGCTTTTGCCACCATTTCCTGCGCGGTATCGGGCCGACCGACATCAAGCGCCGCATCCCACATCGACTTGAAAGCGCGTTTCAGCGTATCGGCAGCAGTTTCAATCGACCCCATATTGTCGCGGATGGATTTGGTCTGATCGTTGAATCCGGCGGTGGCCGCGTCGTTTGCCGCCTTAAGTGCCCCGGCTTCATCACCGGCACGCTGCAACTGGGCAACATGTGCTATCTGCTCGGCTGTCACGTTGTGAAATTGCCGGGCCATTGCAATGAGCCCGGATGTCGGGTCAGTTGTCAGCTTGCCATACGCAGCGGCAACCTTATCGACTGGTACCCCCGATGCTTCGGTGAAGCGGGCAACAGCCTGGCTCATGTCGTCAAAATGGGCACCGGCACGCACGCCAGCGTTGATCAGCTCCGTCAGTGCCTTGCTCGTCTGATTAAACGTAAGACCGGCAGACTGGCCGCTTCGCGCCAGCGTGAGCATTCGATCGGCAGTCAGCCCCGAAGCGTTACCGGAGAGCACCAGTGTTTTGTTGAAGTCGGAGAGTGTGGACGACCCGGCATACCAGGTATACAACAGCGCCCCCGTCGCTGAAGAGAGCGCCCCAATACCAAGCATAACCGGCGAGATAGATCCCAACAGTGCACGAAATGTTGGAATAACCCCGCCAAAGGAGTCTTTAACCTGTCCGCCCTGCTGGAGAAGGATCAGCCACGGGCTCTGGCCGCCCGCCAGCTGCGTGGCGATATCGGTGAACTGCGCCGGGAGCATGCGCATCGCCGCGTTATACTGACCAACAGAGATGCCTGCCTTGCGGGCAGCGCTCTCCTGACGGCTGAATGACTGCTGGATCCGCAAAGCAGAATCGTTCGCCGCGTCTCCCGTTTGCCTGAATTCTTTTTTGACGTAGTTGATCTGCTCGTTAAATTTCGTCGAGTTGACGTCAAGATTAACGACCAGATCACCGACTGCCGTCTGGGCCATAGCGTATACCTCCAGAAATACCTTCCGCCTTCGCCATCAGCGCATCGTCGTCCGGCTCTGCTACATCAACGGGTACAGATACAGGTGAAAGAATGCTGAAGCTGGCAGGCGTCAGCTCCGGGTCGGCAAAAAACAGGGTTGAAATGGTGTAGAGCAGGCCGGAGAAATGGGCGTCCAGCTGCGCATCATGAAAGAAATTATCCCGGTAGAAAATTTTCCAGTCGCCATACTCCGTAGAGGACATGCCAGCAAGCATGGCGCGCCAGTCAGGGCGACCGAACTCACGCGCCAGTTTCAGGACAAACGTCAGCTCACTGGCGAGAGCTTTTCCGCCGTAACAGGCTCTGCAGATTCGCTGATGCCAACCTGCGGCGCCTCCAGTTGCGGTTCAATCATGCCGGAGAGGAGTTTCACCTTAAAATCCGCTTCAGCAATAAGCTCCGTCGGCCAGGTCTGCAGGACTTCATCCTGAATTTTCATCACTTCCGCTGACGCGCCCTCAGGAAGCGTACCTTTCAGCGTATGACCATGCCAGAGCGACAACGCCACCAGGTAAGCACCATTTTTCACGGTGAGGGTGATAGCGGTCTGGAAATCACCTTCTTCAACCGCTTCCAGCTCTTTCAGGTACTCAAGGTGTTCAATGCGCTGCAGCGCGGACAGCTGATACAGCGTCACGCTGCTGCCGTTATGCTCGAGCAGTTCAGTTTTAAGAAACATATTTACTCCGGGGAACGGGGCTCGCGCCCCGGTTATCAGGAAACGGTGACCTTGCAGATCGCCACAAAGTTACCGTCATTGCCCATGACGATGATTTCGACAGCGCCTGCCGCCACGCCGGTGATGGTAAGGATATTACCGCTGACGCTGACCGTTGCTTTTGAAGGATCACTGCTGGCTACGCGGAAGGATTTATCTGAAGCGCTGGCTGGCAGGACCGTCACTGCCAGTTGCGTGGTCGCACCGACAGCGACCGCTGCAGTGGATTTATCCAGGCTGATACCCGTCACGCCAATTACCGCAGTACCGCTGTCTTCTGCCAGAGAGGGTTTGCCGTTATTAGTGATCTTTGCCGTTCGGGTCATCACTTCTTTAGCCGAAACGGTCTTCCCAAGGCTGCTCACCCAGCCTTTAAAGACATCGACGGCGCCATTCGGGTACTTGATTTTGTATCCTTTAACCGTGCCGTCATCGAACCAGTTCACCAGGTCCTGCTGACCGCTTTCACCCGGCAGCCATGCCAGAGTAAAACTCGTGTCGCCTGCTGATTTCTGACCCTGCATGGATGAAGCCCAGTCTGCGTTGTCATCATCGATATAGGTGTCGTCCTCTGACTCGGCGGTGAGTTCGCCTGGCTGCAGATCCTTGATCTTTGCCAGACGCAGCCAGTTAACATCCGAAAGGGGACTGGCGTAGGGATCGCCGCTTCCGGTGTAAATCCAGAGGGTGGTGCCGGCCCCTTTCGTCGGTGCCAGCGGGTTAGGTGTGGTCATAACGTCCTCACATTTCGTAGGTGATGGAATATTTCAGATCGGCTGAACTCCAGAGTCCGATATCATCATCGCGCTGGTAGTCATAGCCCTGCTGCACCATGTTGGTGATAAGGGATGCAAGCCCCGGGATCTCCGCCAGAACCGGGTAAACACGCGCTTCCATCCATTCATCCAGCTCCGAATCAGGCACCTGGGCAGGAAGAAAGACTTCTACATGAAGAGTGGCCTGCCAGACATCGGCATCCAGTTCTTCCCCGGTGTACTCCGCGTCGGTGAGATAAACGGCGACGGCCGGGAAATCTCCCTCTTCGAGCACTGCTGGCCTGCCGTCAAAATAAATGGCGTCAGTACCCATCGCGCTTTCCAGCGCGTCAAGAATCAACTGTCGGATATCACTGTGTTTCATTTTGTCAGAATCAACCTGAGTTGGTTTGTAAGGGATGCCCGGAGCTCTTTGGGCATATCCGAGTCCATGAGCTTCGGCAGCTCAGCTTTAAATGCCGTGGTTAAAGGGGCTGCCAGAGGAATGCTGACCACTTCGATCGGATAACGGGGCTTTGCTGTTCGCCTCATGACGTGCCAGCGACCGTTTTTAAGCTGCTGAATGAATCCGCCCGGGAAACGGAACGGTCCTATGCGCAGCACGCTGTTGGCCCCTTTCTTATCCCGTTTTCTGCGGGAAAGGCGCACGCTGGCGGTACCCAGTTTTATGGCCGGTAAATTGCCACGATTTACACGGATAAGCGCGCGGGGTTTATTAACCGTCGCACGTCTCAGCCTGGCGCGTTGCTTTACCAGTTTTCGCGGGACCCGGGTATCTTTCGACACGACTGCCACGCTGCGGCTGACGGCCCGGTTTGCCACGCGGTTAACGGCCTGTGCCGACGCTCGCGGGACGGCCGTTTTGCTGATGCTGTTGAGGTTCTCTATCGCCTGCTCAAGGCCTTTAATGGACATGCAGCCTCCTTAACGACGGCGGGTACCGGCGGGCGGGCTCCCGTTACCCAGCCAGATATGGCAGGATCCACAATCGTCAGGGCCAATTCGCTCAACCCAGAAAGCCCGCCCGTTAATCATCAGGGTGTCCATGCGTTCCAGCTGCTGAACAGTGGCGGTTTCCACAAACAGGGTCGGACTGGTACCTTCAACCCGAATCCCCACACCGGCATAACCAATATTCTCCGGATCATCGAAAACGCCCATCAGGGTGACACCTGACAAAGCGCCTGACATCACCTTTGCCTCTGCGCCCATCACACTGCGGATAGCGCCATCCGCTCGCGACATGGCCTCGTCAAAGAGATTATCGAAAACAGCCATGCGGTCCCCTTCAGACTTCTCTGGCCAGCCCCTTTGCGATCAGCTCGTCTGCATCCTGTTCGGATACGCGAATGATCACACCGGGCTCAGCGATGGAGACCGGTTCGTTACGCATGGCATGCAGCGCGTCAATATGCAGGGTTGCCAGCGTTTCTACTGTTATCCGGTCATCGGTTGTGGTCGCTTTCTTTTTTTCTTTCGCCGCGTCAGCAATATCACCGTCGGTGCTGCCGGTGCTGCCGGTGCTGCCGGTGCTGCCGGAAGCATTCTCCTCTCCATTTTCACCGTCAACCGAACCGGCATCTCCATCCAGCTCCTCTTCAAGCTCAGCAATACGCATCGACAGCTCCTGGATGGTGCCGCTGGTATTTACGTCACGGCCAAGCATTTTGCCCAGCTCTTTCAGCCGGGCGATGAGTGTCTCTTTTTCAGTCATGGAAGCTACTCCGAAAAATTGGCCCCGAAGGGCCACCGGGTGGAAGTTACGCGAGTTTGACGGACACAAACTCGTCCGCGTCTGCCAGCAGCATCAGCGGCGCGGACTGGATCATGGTGAATTCACGGGCCGGGTCACCGGTCTGCACCCAGTTTTTTGGATAGCGAGCAGAGGCGTTAATGCCCTCGCGCTGCGCGTCCACATCCTGGATACAGCCATAGGTCCGCAGACCGCGCGCCTGTGTGTTACCCAGTACCATGGTGTTATCCGGCAGGTAATTCTTCTGCACACCCCCTTCAACGTACTGACCGGCATACACGACAATTGCCACATCGCCATACATACCCTTGTAGGAAACCGCCTGACCGAGATCCTTGAGTGCGGTTTCCAGCTCAGAGTTAGAGCCGCGGCGGGTATCCAGCTTGTCTTTGACGGCCTTGAAGGAGCGGAACAGTGACCAGCCCTTTGGATCGAACACGATGATGTTGACCACGCCACTGGCATTCACCGCATACGTCTCGATATCATCGGTCGGATCATAGGTTTCTTTGTCCCGGGCGGACCAGGCCGCAGCACCCGCCTGAACAATGTTGTTTCTGGCGCTGCGTTGCATATCCACCTCCACCGGCTCAAACGCCTCCCCGGTCATGGTATATTTACCGCTGAGCACGGCGGATACGGCCTGCATTTCTTCTACCTGTGCAATCGCCAGCTCTTCATCTTTCATGTTCTGCAGAATGATGCGGCGGCGGCGATAGGCAGGATCAGCCAGGTTCTGTGGATCTTCATCCGGCAGGCGACGCAGGGTCATCTGCGGGTTTACTTCATGCTTCGGCTTGACATAGCCAGGCGTAAATTCTGAGGTTGTGCCACCGCGGGAGCGGATGACCTTGCCGGAAATAACAGGCGAGACATAGAGTGCCATGTTCACCAGGCCCGGGATTTGCGACAGGTACACTTTTTCAGTGCTGAAGGGATAGCTTTCGCGGAAGAAGATGCGAAGGAAAAGCGGATCGAACTTAAATTTCTTCTGATTGACCGCCAGCAACTGGGCAGTAGTATAAATCGACATAGATTTTTCCCGTAAAAAAAGCCGCGCAGGCGGCTTTTATGGATGAATGTGAGTGATAAGAAAGGATTCAGATGATGCTGACGGCCGTGCCGGTGAACGCGTTACGTTTGATATGCTCATCGGTCACAGCTGAAGGCCAGAGAACATCTTCAATGCGGAATGAGCCGGATTTATAAAATGCCAGTTCCACGCTGCTCTGGTCTGCCGCTACGGCCAGAATACCGCATGCCGCGCCAGCGTGAGTACCGTCCCAGACCGTTAACTTGCCCGTAGCGGCATCCAGCATGAGTGGGGTCATTGCCGGGGTGGATGCTGTCAGTTCACCAGGTGCATATGCAGTATGTGCCGGATCACTGTTGCCCAGCGGCTGTTGATGGGTAAAAACTTCAGTCGTTGCCATAAGAGCCTCTTAAATGGGGGTGTTTAACAAATCTTCACCTGCTTCAGCAGATGCATTACCTGAGGACAACGCACCTGGTGCTGTTTCCATCAGGCGATCCAGTGCCGTATCGGAACGCGCCTGGGCACTTTGCGGTGCAGCGGCCAGAATGCGCTGTGCGCTTTCGACCGTCATACCCGGCGTTTCGGCCAGTGCACGCGCCTGTGACTCACGTCCTTTCGCCTCTTCGCAGTTCAGGATCCCCATAATTCGGCCATTTTCGGCACTCACCGCTGCGGCGACCCGGGCACTGACCTCTGCCGGTGAAGCAACAACTGCAGCAGCGGTTTCGACGGTATTTGTCTGTTCTGCTGACGCGGTGGCCTGAATTGCATCCGCAGCTGATGCGGTGGTTACTTTTTCCATATTTCCTCCAGGGGAGATTGTTTTTCGTTTGTTAAGTGACTCGCGCATCACGTTCAGCGCGTCAGTGTTATTGACCAGCTCTTCAGCCAGACCGGCATCCACCGATTCCTGACCGGAAAATACAGCCGCTTCGGTATCCAGCACGGCCTGCACGGACATGCCGGTATAAGCAGCAACCTTTTCGGCAAACATCCGGCGGGTGGCGTCAATCCGCGTCTGAAAATCATCGCGAACGTCTTTCGGTAGTTTTTCGTAAGGGTTGCCATCAACCTTGTGATCGCCGCTGTAAATCAGGGTCACCTCGACGCCCTGCGTTTTCAGGGCAGCCCCGTAGTTGCTGTGCGCCATCATCACGCCGATTGAGCCCGTACGCGCGGTCTGGGTGACCAGACGGCGGGAAGCGGCGCTGGCGATAAGCTGCCCGGCGCTGCAGTTCATATCGTTTGCCAGCGCCCAGACGGGCTTGATATCGCGCATCCGCGCAATAATGTCGGCGCAGTCGAATGCCCCGGACACCATCCCGCCAGGCGTATCCATATCGAGGAGAATGCCGTCGACGCCGGGATCGCTCATGGCCTGCTGCAGGCGGGCAATGATCCCGTTGTATCCCGTCATGCCGGAATAAGGCTGCAGCGACCGGGTTTTACTGACCAGCGTGCCGGAAACAGGCAGCACCGCGATGCCGTTCGTTATCTGGTAACTGCGCGCTGTCCGGGGTCCCATTTCCTCATCATCACCAAATAGCGCCAGCGGCTCGGCAATCTGCTCGGCACCGAGCGTTGCGCCCGACACCGTATCCGTCAGTCGGGTCATCCCCAGCTGACCTGCCAGTGCGCAAAAGAAAACCCGCGCATAGGCGGGTTCAAGCATCAGCGGCTCATTAAAGGCCATGCTGGCAATATGCGGGAGATTACGCAGCTCTGGCGTCATCTTTATTCTCCTCGTTTGATTTTTTCAGCCCGGATTCAAAAGCGGCTGCCGCCCAGGCCGGAGGTTTTAGGCCCGCACTCCGGCGCTCCATAGTTTCACGTACCTGCTGAGAAAATATTTCCTGATAGTCATCCCCGCGTTTGGCGCACTCCTTCTCATAGGTACTGAGACCGGCCTCGATCAGCATTACAGCCTCCTGCACCTCCTTCAGGCCATCAATAGCCATACGCCCCGAACCGATCCAGTTTGCGTTGCCCCATGAGGTTCTCGCTTCATGGAAGCTGAACCTGGCTTTGGATGGGAGCGTGACAACCCGGCGCGCAATCGCCTCTTCCAGCCAGCAGACAAACATCTGACAGGCCTGCCGGGCTGCGACGAACTTGCGGCGACCCATAAAGAACGCCCAGGATTCATTGGCGCTGGCGCGTGCGGTGGAGTAACTCATCTGGGAATAGTTACGCGAGAGCTGCTCGTATGACACCCCCAGCCCGGCGGCGATATAGCGCAGCAGTGACTGTTCAAAGGTTGAATAACCGTTATCCGTATCCTGTGCTGACTGCAGATTCAGTGAATCACCAGGCATCAGGTGCGGGACTTTGGCACCACCGAGCCGAACCGGCGCCGCGGTGTAATACGATGCCATCTCACCGAGCCACCCTGTCATTTTGCTTTGCTGGTCTTTACTGTCAGAGCCGAGGATAAAGTCCATTGCCGTCTGCGTATCCAGTTCGCTTTCGATGGTGGCTGCATACATCGCTTTCACGATCGCACTCTGCAGCTGCGTGTTTTGCAGGGTGTCGAGCATCTTCATCTGCTCCATCACGCTGTAAAACACGTTAGCGCCGCGGGTTTGCCCGTCTTCGAGCGGCTCGAACACATGGATAAACGATGGTCTGCCCCCGGGCAGTTCCCGGGGAATATACGTCCATTTCTGTGCCATCCAGCCCGGGTAACCGTCCTCACTCACGTAATAGCCCAGCGCTGCACCAGCATCGTTTATGCTGACACCGGCACGGCAGTTCCGGGTGTCCCCCATGTTATTCGGGTTGCTCACGCGCTTCGGGCTGACCATTTTGAATTGCGTGCGGAAAAGCCGCGTTGAATCACTGTCCCAGGTGGGCTGCACGCACAACTCACCGTTGAATGCATGCGTCGCGACCCCCTCACGGATCATCATCGTAAACGTTCGCTTGCGCTCGGCATCAATTCCGCAAAAGTCATCTTCAGCATACTCATACCAGGCGGCTTCCACCTCCCTGGCAAACGCGCGGCTCTCCTCTTCTTTAATGCCAAGATAACGCCAGCTCGGGCAGTAACTCAGTCTGAAAAATGACCCGACTATGTGATCCTGGTGAAGTTGCACGGCGTTTGCTGCGTAGCCGTTATTTCGTACAAGATCGTCAGCACGGGCATTTCCACGTGAGAAATTAGGCAGGAGCGCCGCATCAGCACTTTCGATGGGCGGATTCCAGGATCGCAACTGGCCGCCAAAGCCGCCGCCACCGCCGTGATACCCGGCATATTCGCGCAGGGATGTTCTACCGTCCGGCCCCACTAAAGCTGGTAATTTCATACATAAAACCCTGCCGGTCCCCGGCGCCGTGAAGTGGAGCCAACCTGAGATTCAAGGTCAGCAATGTATTTTCTCAGCTCGCTGACTGAGGTAGCTGTAAATTCCACCCTTCGACCATCTTTCTGTACCGTTGCCACCCGTTTACCCATCATGAGGTCATGTAATGCAGCGCGTGCTGCCTCCAGGTCAGCCTGTGTCGCCATTATTCTTCTCCGGATAATGCCCGGGCGTAATCCGCCAGGGTTTTGTGATTTTTACGCCCGCTGTCTTCCTCCAGCAGACTTGCCAGAAGAGAATCGAGATTAAGCTGCCATCGCGAAATGCTGATCCGCAGGGCTGCAAGTGCGTAGACAAAGCAGTCGAGCGCCTCATTTCGTCGCTTTTTGCTGTCCCAGACGATCTTTTTCTTACCGTCCACCCACTTTTCGACCTGCTCCTCAGCTGTCAGCTGCTGGGCTTCAGCTAAATCATAGATTTCAGGGTTATTCGGGAAATGCACTGCCCCGGCGAGGGGTTCACCGGCCTCTGGCACGAGGGTGAAACGGTTATAGATTTGCTCTTTTGCCGTATCGGTTCCCACTTCCGTGAGATAAACACCGTTTTTGTTGCGTTTGCGCGGCATGCTGGCAACGGGTTTACCGTAGACAGATGCCCCTTTAATGGGTATCAGGCGGAACAGGCCATGCTTTTTCGAGCGGTTGTAAACGATGGTCGGGTCGATACCGCCGATATCCCAGCAGATGCGTGAAACCGACATTTGCACCCCATTTTCCCGGGTGTATGTCCGGTTGATAGCCTCATCAACCCTGAGCAGAGTGGCTTCATCGTCATGACGGCCCATGATGATCTGCCTGTCGATAAGCCAGCTTTCTTCGCCGGGCCCCCAGCCCCAGACCCGCATTTCATAACGGTCAAGCTGGGAGTCGATACCGGCAGTCAGGTAGGCCACCCGGTCCGGTACCGCGGCGCCAAAGTGCTCCTTACGTTCGGCCATTACGTCAGCATCGGGACGGTCGCCAATTTTCGGCTCCCATGTCTCACCAAGCGTGGTGTTCACGAAAGTCTTGCGCTTGCCGGTGTCCCCTTTGGTCTTGATCCAGTCTTTGACGATTTGCACCCACGTCGTGAAGGGACTGTAGGCGGTCCAGATATGAAAAGTGACGCTGTCAGGTGGATCAATTTCGGTACCGGATGATGAAAACCAGCACAGGCCGTCCCGCGTCCAGATTCCCGTCTCCCCGCAAAGGTAACGGGCCTGCGCAAAATCGAGCTCCTGCTGCTTAATCACACAGGCGTTATGCTCGCAAAGGTAAAACACACTGGCAGGCTCACCCGGCGTCCACTTGAAGCCGAACGGCGTCTCTTTATCGCCGAATTTCAGGTACTGCTCCTCACCACAATGCGGGCAAGGAACGTGGAACCGCAAAAAGTGCTGCGACTCTTTCGCGGCACGCTCAATCTGGCAGGTGCCCCTGACTTTTGGCGTGGATCCACGGATAGACTTGGGCCAGACCGAGCCTTCAATTCGCTTATCGCCCAGAAAAGTTGGAGAACCTTCTTTCTCAATGTCTTCATCAAAGGCGGCCAGTTCGTCATAGCCCGCCACATCGACGGATTTCTCACGATAGTTTTTTGCGGCCTTCCCCCCCAGACACCAGAATCCACGCCCGTTTGAAAAACGTTTCATGCTGAGCGTGTTGTCACGGTGTTTCTTGCCATACCAGGGAGCAAGGGACAGGAGCGAGGGAATATCACGGATTGTCGGCTCGACATGCGACTTCATAAAGTTTTCGGCATCGCCGTCAGTCGGCAACCAGATCAGAGAATTTCGCTGCTTATGCTGGATGAAATACGCGTAAACCCCGAGCAGCATTTTTGAGTAGCCAACACGGGCAGATTTCACGACATTTACTTCACGGATATAGTCGTTGCCCATGGCATTCATGATCGCACGCTGGAAGGGTAAGGTTTCCCAGCGCCCTTCCTGATAAGCAGACTCTTTCGGGAGGTAATAGTTATCGTCTGCCCACTCAACAGCTGTCTGCGGCTCGGGCCGGAAAAGCGAACGGAGTCCCGCACTCACAGAGTGCTGCAACCCCTTAGCCTGACTGTTCGATATATTCACTCAGCAACCCCGGTATCATTTCATCCAGCGCAGCTGCTTTGTTCATGGCCTTAATGACGTCCTTCTTGAGGAAATCAATATGTCGGTTTTCCAGTTCCGGGAAGCGCCGCTGAACCGACAGAGGCACTCCATCGAGAATACTGGCAATTTCTCCGGCTATCCGCGACAGCACGAACGTGCAGAATGCGGTCTCCACCACCTCAGCGGACTCTTTTGCATTTTTAAGTTCCTGAGCGTCAGCCTGTGCTCGGGTGAGACGGTGCCGCTCATATTCAATCGTTCCTGGCTGAAGGTCAGACTCTGAAGCAATCCGCAGGTCTTCGACCTCCTTCCGTAATTTTTCATTTTCAATCGCAGTGTCACGCGCTGAATACCATTCGATAACGGCGGCGGAATTATACAGCACCTCATTTCCCTTCCCGCCTCCACGCGCTACCGGCATCCCCTGATCCTGCCAGTTCTGAATCGTGCGAACGCTGACGCCGAAAATCTCGGATAAGATTTTTTTGTTAACCTCCATTGCTCACTCCTTGCATAAAACAGAGAAAGGAAACGACAGACGCCAAATCACCATTTCCTGGGCTTCACCATTTCCTTTCTTTTGAAGGGGTGTTTTCAGTAAAAACAGCGAGATAGCCAGAAGAAGAACGGAAACGGCAAATACCTGAAAATTTTCATAAATAGCGAGAATCTGCGAGGTCGCCGCCCCGTAACAGGCCGATATGCCAGAAAGGACCCGCAAACGATAATGGATGTCAATTGCATTAATGCGCATGCGATGCGCAATAAAAAAGGCCGCTGTTGCGACCTTGTGTTTGGAGGGTGAGATTAAATTAGTTTAATTTTTACGTCATAACCTTCAAGGCCTGTCATCGTTTCGCGAGGAACAAATTGAATTTCAGAAATTTCTTTTCCGGTTTTTTTTCGTAGTTCTGAAATTTTTTTGGCTATCAGAGCGGCAATGTCTTCCTCAGCCTTTTGCGTCAGAGCTTCAATTTTCATTTTTACCTCTTCTGATTCATTTACAGTTTCCATTCTCCAGCAAGGTGACAGTTTTTGATTAACAATCCTTAACCATAACTGTATATAAATTATAGACCATCAATATTGCAGACGCTGCATGCACAAGGAAATTGCTTGCATAATCATTTATATAGCGACCTCACCATGTTAGTACTGCTCACGTTGAAGTCGATAAAAAGCCCCTGTATCACTACAAGGGCTTTGGGCATATGGTGCCGGGTGCCTCCCGGTGAGTCCTGGGTTAACCACCCGTGACTCGCTGCTTCAGTCTTTCATGATGAGCGCCAGTGAAGAGCGTTCAGGTTACTTAGCCCCGCCGCTGAGGGGGATTCACCATATTTTTAGAGTATTGTTTCTGATATCATTTCACTCATTCACAGACTGAAAATAACTTTTGATACCGCTTACGTACAGTCAAAGGTATTTATTCACTGCATTTATCACTTCTTCTTTAGTCAGCTCCCGATCGGAAGCAACACAAATCTCGACGTGATCACCTGTTAATGAATGTATTCCGGTAAGCATTATTTTTAACGATACTTCATCACCGTTTGGGTAATTCCGTATAATAGCTGTTACAGGTTTAAGCACATTTACGACTTCTACCTGTTGGGAGTTAAAGAAGACCAAAACCTTTTTCATCGATTTGCCTCAATCCCCGTGCGTCTGTTTTAAGGCAATTTTCGCTTTGTCTTCAAAAAAACGCTGACACTTAGAAAAAAACCATGTTACTGCATGACCTTTATTAGCACTGCTTATCTTCCAGACCATATTACTTTGGTGCCACCAAGCGAACTATCTTTCATATACAAGCAATACACCTTCCTCATAACCATCTCAGGAGAGGTGATTTGAGTCTATACATAAAAAAAAGTTAAGCATCCATTAAAAAGAAAAAGTGCTGGGATGTGCTGCCTGCTGGCATAATTTAACGCGACAAACCCAGAAAGGTAGCATGATAAACTGGAATCATGCATGAAGATCAGGTGAAGTCTTTATCGTTTTCATCATCAACTGTACTCTGTAATGGCAACCATACTCATGCTTTGGTCGCGCTCATGTCTGGAGATTTCATCGTTCTGTAGTCACCCATAGCCAGTTCGGGATTGGCGCGCTCTATAATTTTATCTCATCAATCCTTACCAGATATACAGCCGGTTCTGTAATCAGAGATTCAGGAGAAGGCCATTGCTTGCATTTGCCGCCATTCAGCTGCTTCGATCTGGCGCGTTAGTGCTTCACGCGGTTACCTTCAGGTGGATAAATCAATGCTATCATCCACTGCCGGGGGATACTTTCAAAGCAAGGCGTAAGCCAGAGGAATGGATAAAAATCACTTAAAGTTGTAAAAGAATTGCAATTTCTAACGAAAGTGTTATTGTCCCCGCGCTACGAAAGCTAGAAGCACATAAGAAGAAAAATAGTTTGACTCAAAGTTGCCCCACACCGGGGCTTTTTTTTGTTTTTAGAATCACATCCCGTCTCACAATCGCAACCCGTCAACGTTTTATCCTTCCTTCATTTAAACGAACATTCCCAATTGAATTGATGAGTGCAACCACTTACTTGTCAGTGAATAAAGCAGCTTCGCTTCAAAGACTGTTCCCATAATGATATTTCAGTGAAGTAACTATGGTAATAGGGTAACGATATGCATTTGCATACCCTTATAAGCAGGCCGAATTTCCTGCTCATAAGGGTTTTCTTTTGTTAGCTTCACATGGGGTATAGTTTCTAGCAGCTACTTCAGGCACTGCGTATTGATGTATTCCTGCAGCACCCTTAACGCTGACTGGTCTTGCTTAATCCCGGCTCGGATACCGAGAACGTTTCGTCCAGCAGCGTCAGAGAGTTCGATGGTGGCATCATGGCCCACGCCGGAGGTGCTGGCTTCGGTTGAGGCTGACACAGGACACTTGCCTTTGACGAGCACCCGGCCACCATTATCAAGCTTGCGCTGCAGAGCATCATTTTCAGCTTTTGCATCGGCTAATTCCTTTGTGTATTTCGCATCCAGAGCTGCAACGTCGCGCTGACGCTGCTGCATATTGATTATCATGTCTTTCGCAAGCTTCAGGCTTTGTTCGGCAGTCTCGGCGCGCTGACGCTCGTCTTGAGCTATGCCATAGAACCAGAACGCGAGGGCACCGGCTACCGTCATCACGGCAAACAGAATCAGAGGCTTCCATTCAAAGGTCATTGCTGCTCTCCGCCAGGCACATCGATCGCTCCATCTCTCGCCGGTTCTGGAGGCCTTTCCACTTCATGCCACCAGCGTAAACCCAGCGCCGCATCTCTTCGCACGCTCCGTCGTGATCGCCTTTGTTCAGCTTGCGCAGCAGCGTGGACTTCGAGAACGCATCAGACCCAACGTTGAAGACAAAGCTGTAAAGTGCAGCGCGCTGATATTCGCCCAGCGACACCTTCACCAGATTGTCCACCGTCCGCTTTGCTGGCTGTAGGTCTTTCCACAAGAGGTTGTCGCAATCGCGATCGGTGTATTTCTTCCCTCTCACGATATCCCGGCCCGTATGGCCGTCGCACACAGTCCACACCCCGGCGACGTCTTTATACGCTTCGTACTTCCGTCCTTCCACACCATCCTTCCCGCCGAGAAACAGCGAGGCGATCAGCATTGCACCGCCACCAGCAGCGGCGATGAGTTTGTTACGCAGGCTACTGGTCATTGGCATTTATTCATCTCCGACTTTGACTGTTGGGCCATACTTCTCAAGCGCCTTAACCTGCGCATTGGCGACCTTACGTTTGAAGTACCAGTTAATGAGCCCTGTAACGATTATTCCGGCAATACCAGCCAGTACGCCGATGGCGCTCCATTCGTCAGGGCTCAGTTTTGTGAGGACGCCGTTCAGGATGGTTCCTCCTGAGGTGCCGAGGGCGACTCCGGTGACAAGTTTGCTCATACGGGACATTTCTCTCACCTCGCTGGGATGCGGGTGTTGTTTGGGTAGGGTTCAGGCTTTCCGGATGAATTAACGACAAGACGAGTGATGGGGGTTCCGGGAGCCTGAGATAAAAAAAGGCCCGCATTTTCAGCGGGCCTAACTGAGTTTAAATCTAAGTAGGTAGGCATGTTCCCCAGCCACCATCCGTATTGCAACTGTGTCGAGCAGCATTACTGACCGGTCAGGAGCTCCGGTTAATGGTTATGGCTTGGTTACGATTAAATAATAGCACTACTAACGAAGCGCATATAAAAAAAGCCTGCTTTTGCAAGCAGGCAATACTAAACCCAGGTATTGATACTAAGACAGGTGCCGGGTGCCTCCCGGTGACTCGTTACCAGTTATACGAGCCGCAAGCATATCTGCACTTAGCAGTTAACTGGATTGCCCCGCCGCACAGGGGGATTCACCTGACTCTTAACAATAGCAAAAGTTTGTCAGAATTCTAAAGTGTCGATGCTCAAACAGAAAACTGGAAGCAAGTTCCATTAAGCCATCGAGCGGCACGCTTCTGCGCAACGAAGGCAAGCTTCAGAGCATTTCTGACAATGTTCTGCTTCGTGCTTCCCACATTCTTCACCGCATTTCTGACAGACTTCTGCGCAGACCCGGCATAGCGATTTGGCAAATTCACTATCAAAGGTCATAAATTGCGCTGCGAGCCGACAAATATTCGCGCACTGCATATCGAGTCTTATGCACTCACGCATCATATCCACTTGTTCTTCTTTCAGACATGAAGCAGCACAATAATCACAGGCAGCCGCGCATTTGTAGCAGGCCTCGATGCATTCAGCATGGTTAATTGGCATATTTCGCTCCTTTCAGTCGTAAGCAGAAAACTAAGTCTGGTTACAGGAGTGCGATGATGCCAGTTAATAGGAGCGTTATTCCAAATTCGCCTAAATTGTAATTACAGGGAACGCATTCGAATAACGACTACCTTCATCAAATTCCGAAACGACTAACGATCTCATGATGGTGTAAGAGGACCTTCCAGAACTTCTGCTTCACCATTATCACAAATGGGATCCCCCTGCGTCAGGTGCCAGATACCGGTTACGGTCTTACCCGTTTCAAGGTCTTCCGTTTCTCCATGGGTATAGTAGGCAACCTGAACTCTGCCATTGTGCTGTATCCAGTAAAAACCCTCTATCATGCCTTTCCCTCCCTCACTGAGAGGAGAGTGTAGCCATTGTGGTTACGGGCTGGTGTGAGAAATACTTAATTAAGAATGAAGCGATGCAATGGTCCGCCATCGAGGACTCGAACCCCGAACCACAGAGGTAGAAGCTCCGTGCTCTTTCCAGTTGAGCTAATGGCGGATAAAAAAGACCAGCAATGAAGCTGGTCAGGGTCATGCAGTTGTCTCTGCAAAGTGGGCGCTTCCCCACTCCAGTGTTGTAATCGTATCGAGAGCATTATCGAATGCCACTTCAACTATAGCATTGCTAATAAAGTCGGCGCTCTGTTAAAGGCCGCTAAAAGGCAGCCTTAGAAATAAATGATATTGAAGATGTGATGCCGGGTGCCTCCCGGTGACTCTGCGCCAGACCACAGAACCGCGTTCTACACACCTACCAGTCTAGTCGCCCCGCCGCATAGGGGGATTCATCACAGGCACAGCCTAGTCTTCTTTCTGCCATAAAGCTATTTTTATCTGTTTATATATTCAGTATGAACAAAAAGACCAGCAGTGCTGTGCAGGTTAGGGTCAGGTAAAACAAAAAGGCCGCCAATCGGCAGCCTTAAAAACTGTGGTAATAGAACTGTAGTGCCGGGTGCCTCCCGGTGACTCTATGCTAGACCACAGAATCGCGTCATTCACCTCCCAGTCTAGTCGCCCCACCGCTTAGGGGGATTCACTACAGGCGCAGCCTAATCGCTTTCCTGCAATAAAGCTAACTTTATCTGTTTATTATTCGGTATGAACGAAAAAGGCCGGCGGTACTATGAAGACCGGAATCATGTAAAACAAAAAGGCCGCCAATCGACAGCCTTGGAAATAGATGATACTGAGGTTGTGGTGCCGGGTGCCTCCCGGTGACCCTGTGCTAGACCACAGAACCGCGTTTACAAACCCGACTCGTTTTGTCTAGCCGCCCCACCGCTGAGGGGGATTCACCACCGGGGCACTCTACGTGGCTTGCACCTTAAAAGACACATTTAATTTACTATTTATTAATAATAAAAAACCCCGCCGGAGCGAGGTTACAGAATTTATTTGATAAGGGCTTTTCTTCGCTGCCATCGTGGCGCAGCTCTGCCAAGCATGAATGAATTATTCATCTTTCTGGCCCGTTTTCAACAAAAATTAAAATCTTTTTTTAACAGGCCTCTCAGTTTTGCTCGGTTTTCATCTGCCGGCGCACGGCCAGAAACACTTTCGCCTGGAAGATTTCTAGGCACCAGCGCACGCGTTTACGCGCTTCGCCGTCAGTTAGCCAGGGAGCCACGTGCTGCAGTTCCCGGGTGATGTCGGATATCTTCTTCCGGGTGGTATAGAACTGCAGGCCAACCAGATACACCGGGTCGTGCAGGTCGAAAGTGTTCAACATGATCTGCTCGATAAAGTCAGCATCATCGCGACGCTCGCTCTCTTCGATTAACGCTGACAGGGTCACCGGCCACAAAATGGCCCGGGCACGCAACGCCGCCTGTACGCCACAGAATCCCTCCTCCCTTGCCTGCCCCAGCGCCTCAGTAATGCGTGACAGCTGAGTGTCTGACCACTCTGATTGCTTTACCTCAGACCAGAACTGGCTGCAGTTCTCCAGCCGGTATTGCGCGCGGGTTTTCCCTCCGACGCATTCTCCCCAGATCGTCAGCAAGGATTTAATCCACGCTGACTGAACGCCCGTTAATGGCGTGAACTTGCCGAGCCAGCTTTTGCGCGGTGCAGATGCTGCTTTACCCAGACCTTCGATATGAATGCTGCGTTGACGTGGTGTCATCCTGTACTGCTCCTTAAGCCAGAACGCCGAGCGCGTAGGCCCGGTCCAGCACTCTGATTATCATTGCCGGCTGACTTCCGTGCTTACGCTCGAATTTCACCGGGTCGTTATGTAGTTCGGTGTGGTGCTGGCGGCACAGGGGGATCGCGAATATGTCATGTGCCTTTGTTGCCATCCCTCCCTGGCCCCAGCCAATGAGGTGATGCAGATCATCTGAAGGCCTGCTGCAGCACTCGCACGGCTGCGTTTTAACCCAAGCCAGATAGTTTGCGTTCTCCCAGCGGGTACGCTTTGGCCGCTTCATGAAGGTCTGTGGGGATTCGGGATCCACCAGAACGCCTACGATTGGCTTAATGGCTGGTGGTGTGGCTGCAGGTCCTGATGGAAGCGTGCGAGCCTTGTCGGCGATGATGCTGGTGGCCGGTACCGACGGCACTATCTCGCTCTCGCGGTAGGTCACTTTCGCTACTGGCAGGCGTAACGCTTCGCGGGCAACCGATTCTGGCAATGCATCAGTAACGCCGACACGTACAGCCCACCAGCACAATTCAGCCAGAGATAGTTCACGGGTTTTGTCGAGCGCGAGCGTAACCCGGGCAATGTCCAGCACCCAGTCGATGACGTTCTGACGCGCGAGCTCCGCCAGCCGTTCGGTGTACTGCTCGCGCAGCCGGTTGTCGCAGTGGCCGCAAAGAAGAATCGCGCCGGGCTCGTGCCGCATGGTGGTCAGTTCGTGATAGTGGTAATCGCTGAGCTGGTACTGGCAGGCACCGCCGCCGTGGCGCAACAGCCAGTATTCCAGGCCAGCAAGCCCACCAGCAGCGGTGATCACCTTTTCGTGGAGGAAGAACGGGCGCAGCGCCGGGTTCATCGCCAGCGGCTGGCGCAAATCAGGAACCCTTCCGGTCTCAAAACTGGCCATGCTGGCGGGCTGGCTCTCAACCAGCACGCGCCCTGAAATGAACATGGGCATCAGCTCGCTGCCGGGCTTCAACAGCACAACGCCCAGCTCCTTGGCGATAACTGGTTTCAGCAAGGCACGCATCAGGCGATCTCCCCAATAATGATTTGCCCTACTTCACCCCAGCGTTTCGTCACGCGAGAATCCCAGATGTGTGCGTCATCGGCATAGATGGCATCCATCAGGGCTTTTTCCAGGTTGTCTTTGTCGGGTTTCTGCTGGTGGGGCTTCCCCGCCATTTCCTGCCGCTTCTTCTTGCTCCAGCTCGGCGGCATAGGGAGGATAAACGTAATGTGCGCGCCTGCTTCCGGCAGTTCGACGCCCAGCAGCCGAACGTGATCGCAGAACGCGCGGTACCGGAGAACCTCCGGCCGCTTTTTCCACTTATCAGCGCGCGTCATCCTGGGTTTGCCCATCGGGGTGATGTTGTAGGTCTTCACGATTCCCTCCAGAGCTTTTGCTGGAAGGTTTTATCCTGCCGTGGGGCTCTGTTTGCCTCAGGCAGATAGGCGGTGAGCGTCCAGTGGATGAGATCGAAATCGAGGCTTCGCACAGTGCGCACGTCGTTGACGCGATAGCGGGCCTCGAGTTCGCCTACTTCTTTCTCGGTGAGCTGCGTGTGAATGAAGCTGGTTTTCTTCATGCCATCACCTGTTCGAGCGCGGGCAAAAAGAAATCGCTGATTCCGGAAGGAACCAGTTTAAGTACTTGTTTGGAAGGTTTTTGCGCCATGGTATCTCTCCAGTGGCGCAGCAGGTTGTCAGTTGTTCAGGCTGACGAGGTGACTATATCAGAAAGGGATGAGGGGCGGTAACCCGCCTTGACGAGCATCTGGGTGAACATCGATAAATCGCCGATCAGCTCATCAGGAGCCATCGGCCTGCAACTAAATTTATCGCCGTATCGGTAAAATAGTACATGGTCCTCAGGACCAAATTGATATGACGCCATAACCAGTCCATCGTCACGACGCACCAAATCGTACCAACCCTTTTGCTGTGCCTCACTATCACTCACAAAACCCCCTTTCTTTGCTATCCACAAATACCCTCTCCCGGCGGGGAGAAATCCTGTTCACAGAGCCAAGTTAACAAACGGCGCAAATTTCCTAATAGGTTCGCCGGAAGAAAAATTCATTTTTTCCTGTAGCATCTAAACCATACAACAAAATACTGTATGCATAAACAGTATTTATTCGTTTAGCTTAGGTATGCACATGAATTACATGTCTGTGCAAGTCCATTCATATTATTGATTTGAATGAATTTTATTGCTAATTGTGTGTAAAAATTGATCGTTATATTTAACACGAGGTCACGTCAGAATTGTCGACCGTTAATATCTGTGCAGAAAGACCGGCGTCAGAGAAGCGACAAAGTTGTCGGTATCGACAGTGGATATTTCGTCTGTGGTAAGGGGTGTCCCGTTGGTAATTTGTTGCTGTCTGTGTCTATTTAATAATCGATTTAATAGATCAATATTCTGGTATTGATCGGTAATATCGATCATGTTTGAAAATGCCGCGGTTAAGCTGCAGCCAGAGGGTGATTCAGGCTGCTTACTCCTTCACTTCGCACATCTCCTGCAGATTTGCGCGCACCAGCGCTTCGGCGAACGGCGGCGGCACAGCTTTGCGGCAGCGGAAAAGCTGCTTATCCTAGGCGTAACGCACAACCTTGTATTCTTCAAGGCAGGCTCCCGTTTATTCTAGTTCTTCCACTTCGTTGGGCTTTTTTATCCCCGAAGCGGTTAACCCGAAATGCTTTAGCGAGCACGATCATTGCTGATGACCACGAATAACCTTAAAGGTAGAATAAGAAAAAACCCAAAAGGACCTGGCCATGCTTGAATCACTTAAAGAATATTTTTCTTCTACCATCAATACCGCAGCGCAAAGGGTTAGCAATCCGGTATTTGGCGCGTTTTCGCTCTCGTGGTGCGCATTTAATTGGAAATCAATTTTGTACCTCTTCCTCAGCGACTCCGGCATCATCGACAAAATCACCTATATCTCCGATAACAGCAGCTGGAAAACAGTGGCTCTGTATCCGTGTATTTCTGTAGTGCTTCTGTGCGGGGGGCTGCCTTGGATTAACAACTTGATTTCTGCATGGCAGTCCAAGCCACTCGACAATAACGACTCAATTGAAAACCATCGTAAGGCTAAACGCATTGTTCGCGCCACGCGATTGCAACGCCTTCAAGCTAAACATGATGTGACTTACGATAAGGTGAAGACTGGCGCTGAAAAGGATATTCAGGCGATGAAGGAAGAGATCATTAAGTCAAAGGATAGCATGGGCGAATTAACCGCCGAGCTAAAATCTAAAGATGAAGAACTGACAGGAGCCAGAAGTGAAATATCCACTCTAAATAGCTCACTAAAAGAACTTACAGAGGCGTTCGCGAGACTTAACAAGTCGCATAAAACCCTTAAAAATGAATACGATGACTACAAGATTAATAACCCAGCCAACACCACATTGAATTCCCTGTACTTGAGAAATGGCCAGACTGTAAGCGGTATTATAAATCAAAATGGATTAATCGGCTTATCTGGCCTAACAGAAAAAGGGGCTATCCCTAGCAATGATTTTAAGACTTGGTCGGGGTTCTCTGCCCAGAAAGATAAAGATAAAGATTAAGCATATGGATCGTACTGGGTCTGCATACCCCTCTGCCTGCTTGGTATGCAGACCCGCTTCGACACCAGGAAAGCGAAGGTCAACAGAAGCGCGTCACCTTTGCCTAGCGAACAGCCTAACCGGTCTTTGATATCTTAATTCGGCTCGATGACTATCTTCCCGTCCACCCTGACTCTGTACTCTGCCGCCAACTGTTAATCAGCCGTTTCATGATCATCCAGCACGCCGCCCAGTTTCAGCCAGGTCTTGGCGCTGTTGAACATCTCATCTCTATTATTCAACCTCCGCGGGTCAGCCAATGCTTTGCCGAACGACACCAGTTGACAGGTACGACCCTAGCCGTAGCCGAAGTCGATTAAAACAGCATCAGTGCGGTGCTCATCTTCAAAGTTGGAGATACGCTTCGCCGCGACATCCTGTTCATCCTGCAGCACTAGCACTCGCTCAGCTAACCAGCGCTTTTCTTTTTCGCCGTATGCGTTCTCGGTTTCTATTTCAGGTGGCCGGTGCCGATATCACCGCTGACAGCGCGGAATCATTTGTTGATGGTAATTGAACTGCTCCCTGCGAAGTAACGCATTATAAAGAGCAATTGCACCCACTTCTCGCTGAGCAGCATCTTCGTAGCTAATACCGTTCGACTCCATGATGCAGTCCCTGTCGAGATACTCACAGCAGTCATCCAGCGCTTTCCTGATAACTTGCTGCTGCATGGCCGCCAGCGCATCCCGCTGCTTCGTCATCTCGCGCAGCGCCGCAGTAGTGCAGTCCAGACGTTCGGCCAGGCGCGAAACAATCTTCGCCATATCGATGATCGGCGTGTCGGTGCTCATCGCCTTTGCAAACTGATGGCCCACGGCCACGAGCTCTTTGTTGTTCAGTGAATCACTCATGTGATGCTCCTCGGTGCGTATAACGTTCCATGTCAAAATCGATAACTGCGCGCTGGTCGCGGAAGACGCCGCTGCGACCGTGGCGGATAAGTTGGCCCTGCTCTATGGCAGCCCGAATGTATTTCTCTGCGGTGGTGCGATGCAGGCCGAAAATGGCGGCGACTTCTTTGGTCGTTGCGCGGCCATGCGTTTTCACCAACTCGATAATCCAGGCGATGAACAGGGAGCGTTCCTTAGGCGTTTTTGGTCTTGGCATGGCGTTATCTCCGGGCCTGACGCAGACACTTTTCACGACACTGCGCGAAGCGGGCCACCTCGAGCGAACTGCAGGCGATCGCCATCATGTCGGTGTAGACCGTTGCAGCCCGGCGCCAGAGCCCTTTGCCCTCCAGCTCTTTGGCCTTCGTTTCTGCAGCGAGAATTTTTACCGGATCGCTCTTCTGCTCCATGCACGGCAGCACCTCGTCAGGAATATCTGCGCCTGGCGCCACGGTGTAGCTGTATTGCGATCCGTTGTGGTTGCGGATAAGCACGCCCTCATCCGTCAGCGCACGCAGGTGCTTTCCGGCGGTGGTGCTTGCCATGTCCAGGGCTTCTGCAACGTCCTTGATGTCGCAGTTCGGCTGGTAGCGAACAAAGATCGCCACCTGGTCTTTCATCGTTAATGGTTTGGTCATTGGTCAAAACTCGTTTAGTTATTTCACAAGCCGCAAATGGCTCACGTTTTTGCGGTAACTCCCCCAGGCGAAATTCACCCAGATCCCGTTATCCATGGTCAGGCGGTCCATTACCCGCTCACCCAGGGTTTTCGATAACTCGTCAAAATTCAGGTTCGTCAGTATCCCCACTGGTTTCATTGCCGCCAGGCGGCGATCGATAATCTGATTAAGCAAAACCCATTCGTTACGTGTCTCGCGCTGTACCCCGACCTCATCCAGCACCAGCAGACTCACTTTGCAAAGGTCGTCCAGCAATGCAGATTCTGACTGGCCTTCGTCGTAGCATTTCCTCGCACGCAGCATCAGGTCCGGAACGGTCACCACCAGAACGGAGTGATCACGCTGTAGCAGGAAATTGCCTATTGCCGCCGCCAGATGATTCTTCCCGGTACCGCAACCGCCACTGAAAACAAAGCTGGCAAACCCACTGCCGAAGTTCTGGGCATAACTCTTTGCCAGCGTCAGCGCTTTTTTTTGCCCCTCGTTGCTCACCTGGTAATTTGCGAAGGTGCAATTGCGGTGCAGATCGCAAATACCAGAACGGCCAAAAATCTTCTCCGAGCGAGCGCGCTGATTTTCTTTTTCCAGCTCCGCTGCTCGCTTTCGTCCCTCCTCCAGTTGCCAGGCCATTAACTCCGTGGCATTGGTGAACTTCGGCTGAATGCCTTCAGGGATCAGTCGCTGAAGGCGGCCCAGAACGTCATTCGTCGTTTTCATCTTTACCCTCTAAATCCTGGTGGTATTGCATTGTCAGGTGTCGATACTGTCAGGGCTGGCTGGCGGCGCTGGCCTTTCGCCTGAGCGACCGATTTAGCACGAGATGTTTGCAGACTGGACGCAAAGGTCTGCTCCCACTGGATGTGGTGTTTTACCTTCCCCTCGCATTGCCAGTAATCACGGAACTGCTGCAGCTCAACCGCGGTATAACCAGGACGTTCACCAAGGTTGATGCCCCAGAGCGCAGCCTGCCCCACGAAATCAGTTCCGGGGATCCAGTCGTTGGTGATCGGGAATTTCCCGAACGGTGGGAAATATTCGTTTTGCTCGCGCTCCTCTCTCTCTGGGTTTTCTTTTAGATCTGTATCTGTATCTGTATCTGTATCTTTATTAGTTGAGTTTCCGTTGGCCTCCTGTTGCAACGGAACTTCAACGCCCGTTGAACACCCGTTGTCATTTCGTTGGTCTTTAGTCTCTTTTTTGGCCTTTCTCGCCTGCGCTGATGCTTTTCCTGCTGCGGACTTCTGACTGAGTGAAGTTTTCACTGCCTCCAGATCCCTCTCAATTCGCTCTTGCGACCACTCGCTACCGTTGTCGTTAAAAAACTCTTTTAACGAAGGCTCAACGGCGTTCCAACGGTCGTTGCTCAGCCGTGCTATTTTCGCCAGCCTGTTTTTAGGGATCGGTCTTCCTGTCTGCCAGTAATTGAACATCAGCAGCAGGTAAGCGCCGTGCTCTTCCGTAGACAGATGCATGGTGTCCGCCAGGTAATCAGCAATGTAGAGTTGCATATAGGGCAGCGCTGCCATGTTTACTCCTGTTGCCCGGAGTGCCGGGTCGTATGGTCATTGGTCAAAACTCGATTACGTGAATAGTGGAGCCAGCGCCTGCAGGTGAGCGATCACCACACCAGCCAGTTCTCCCGGTAGCAGGGCTGCGTTGGCAAGAAGATTTTCAAAACCCTCCTTCGCTTGCTTCTTGCTCGGCAGGCCCAGCAACTTCGATTGGTGGTGCTCCCCGGTCTCTCTTATTGCTTCGGCCACCAGCTCGATGTCGGTTTTACCCTGGCGGAGACCATGTTTTCTGGCGATCTCAATCGGCATTGCCACGCTGATCGCGTTCGCGAGTTGCATGACATAAGCCGTGTACTTGCTGGAATTGGTTTCGTTTTTCAGGTAGCGGTAAAGGTTCTGTTTGTTCACAGTGATCCCACGTCCGCCCTCTTTTGCCCACTGCTCGGCCACCAGCTGCGTAACAACGTCCTGCGCCTGTCCGGGCAGAGTAAGCTCCCATTCACGAACGGCTGTCAGGATCGCCTGGCGCCGTAAGTTATCTCTGCGACGCGGTTCATAATGATTTTTCGATTTCAGCGAAGCGGTTTTTTGTCGGCTAAGATGTTCAAACGTTACTGTTTGCATGCTCGTCACCTTGTTCATCACTTTTTGGCGGGAAAACACTATCAAGTGTGCATTCGGCGCCCAGTTGATTGAATTTCTCAACAATGAGCCTGCAATCGTTGAGAGTTGGCTTTCTCGTTCCATTTTCGTAATTCGAAATACGCGACTGGCGCCAACCGAACATTGAAGCCAGTTGATCTTGAGTGAGCCCGAGGGATTGCCTCGTCTTTGCGATGTTGTTCATTGCTACCTCGTTATGAATACGATGAGAGAATTAAACACGCTGCGTGTTTGATTGTCAACACCGTTTGTTTTTTGAGTGATAACACGCAACGTGGTAAAACATCTTTATGAACATGAATGATCAGATTGCCGCCCGGTTAAAACGGGCCAGAGAGCAAAAAGGTATTTCGCAGAAGGCGCTTGCGGAGTTGTGCGGGTGGGCGCAGTCACGTGTTGGAAATTACGAATCAGGCAGCAGAACAATCGGTATTGACGACGCAATTACCCTCGCTAAGGCTCTAAAGGTAGCGCCAGCAGACCTGGTTTTCGGTGCTGATTCGACAGAGTCATGGATAACAGCACGCCATCGCCATCTTATCGAGCTCTTTGATCAGCTGCCAGAAAGTGAGCAGGATCGAATGATTGATTTGTTCGAGGTACGGCTCAAAGAAATTGATGATTACGTACAGAAGTATCTCCGCGGACGTTTTAAAACATCCGATAACTAATTTTTTTCTCTCCCCCTCTTAATCACCAAACCAGCCGTAGCGCTGGTTTTTTTATTGCCCATAATTCGGAATTCGCATTTTTTCGCCTCAAACAAACACACCGCGTGTTGACAATAAAACACCGAATGGGTTTTACTATATCCACACCAAGCAGCAAGTAAGTCATCCAGGCAGGACGCCCACGTAGTAGCTGCCGGCGGCATATGAAACACCGGATGAGATGACAAAAACTAACGCGCAGCAGGCTTTACCGTTCCGTCGGCCAGACGCAAAGGGCAACAAGGAGATAACCATGATCGACTACGCACGTAATCCCGTAAGACAGCAGGCTATTCGCCTCAACATCTTTGAAATCTTGATCCGCAAGTTCTGCTACTTCATGGCGCAGAAAGGTAATCCAGAGCTCAACGCATGACCTCGCTCTTCGCCTTAATCGTTACCGTCTGCGCCCTCACCGGGGAATGCTCAGACATCATGCTCGGCGTTTATAACACCGAGGCGGTTTGTGAAGCAGCTGCCGCAGAGCAGCATGTGAAAGGACAGTGTTACCCGTACAAATCGGCTGACGACCAACAGCCAGCGTTACATTTTTAATCGAGTTTTGACCAATGGCCTGACTGGCCCTGAAGGGATCCATTATGGAATTTGGAATGAAACGAGTGATGGCATCTGTCCAGGCTGTTGCTGTTCTGGACAGAATCTACTGCGGCACACCAGTTCCGCTGGCCAGACTGAGTAAAGAAATGAAGCTCTCGGTTTCCTACCTGGAGCAAATCTTCAAGCGGCTGCGCAGCGGTAACCTGGTCACCTCACACAGAGGGCCCGGTGGCGGTTATAGCCTTCGTGAAGGTGATATCTCAGTTTCAGCTGTCATTCGCGCAGTAAGCAAGATCCCGTCGAACACCGCGTTCGACCCGGTGCTTGATGCACTTGATGGAGTGCTTATCTCTCAGCTGGCGAATAAGCCCGGCGCCCAATAAGCACAAAACCCGCGCAAGGCGGGTTAAGTACCCGGTCAGCCGACCAAAGCTTTCCGGAATCGAGTTTTGACCAATGACCACTACCTAAGCAGCGCTCATCAGCTGTTGGGTATCTTACACCCAAACGAGGCTCCAAGATGGAATTTTTTAATCATATTAAGGCGACCCAGAAATCAGGCAAACCTGACGCCATCTACTGGGGGACATTTAAAACAGAAGCCCGCGCCAATCTTGCACTGGATGTTGCACTCGAAGATGCAGGCATTGAAACTGGCCGCGGGAAAGACTACCTCAAGCCGATCCGTACAGACATGCCGGTTGTGGATGATCTGCCCGAAGAAGGCGTTGTTTGCTTCGAGTTCTGCAAGCGCTACACCCTGGCCGACGACCAGCGCACCTGGAAGGTGATCTCCGGCGCCGCAACTCAGGGTGAAACCACCCCCACCCCGGTGGTCACCAGCGATGCAGATCTGCCTGCCGCGCCTGTATCTTCTACTGACACAGCAGTCGCCGACAACACCTCCCTGCTTGAAAATCGCACCCCGGCTGTCCGCTTCGCCGTCCATCTGTTGGGTGACAAGTACCTTTCGGAGATCAGCCAGGAGCAGCAGATTATCGCCAACGAACTGGCGACCGATGAGGGGAATGCTTACTTCCAGAACATGCTGCAGGCCAAAAATGACGTTGCTGATATTTGCGATCTCAGCCTGCATGCTGAGTGGAAACTGGTGCAGGCCATCAAAGACGTTTTCCCGCAGGACAAAGAACACGAACCCGCGCTGCTGGCCGCCTTCATGTCGGGCTGGATTAACGCCGATGATCGCAATCAGCTGGTTGAGGACTGGAAGAGCGGCAAGCTTCCAGCCAGGGATGAAGCCCCTAAACCCCATTATGAACATGGCCTGCAGATCAGCGAACACGATACCGGAGGAGCCCACTACCCTGTTTGCAAAATGTCATTCCGCAAACAACTGCTGGCCCAACTGACGGTGGACGAACTGCGCCACCACATTACCCGCAGCGAGAATGCAGAGCTCTACGCACTGGAAATGGATACCGACAATGGCTATGTCCAGGATCTGCTGCTCGCCGCTGAAAACTTCCCGGAAGTTAAGGCTTTCGACACCAAAGACCTTTGGCGCTACACAACCGCCATTCGCAAAGTGTTCAGCATGCATAAGCGCCATGAGCTGGGCCTGCTTTTGCAGTTCACAAAGGCCTTCGTAACTACTCCATATATCGACCGCGGGATCCTGACGCGTGAATGGGCTGCCGGTAACCGCATTAACCTCGTGCAGCGCACCGACGCTGGCACCAATGCCGACGGTGGGTATGTAACTGACCGCGGCGCTGACGCACACCATACCCTGGATACTCTCGATCTGGAGATCGCCAGCGCCCTGCTGCCGATGGACTTCAACTATCGGGAAATCCCGGGCAGCATCGCCCGCCGCGCCAAGGAAATCATCGAGAAAAAAGAAGAACCATGGAAATCGTGGAGCAAAATTCTGCGCAACCAGCCCGGCATTCTGGCAGTGAACCGCACAGCCATCTTCAACCTGGTGCGCATCGCGCCGGAGAACATTCATCTGACGCCTGCGGCTCACCTTGAGTTCGTAAACCAGACAATGACGGCTGAGTTTAACGCTGCAACCGAACTGCTGCCGATCCCTGCAGCCTCCGCCGCTCTGGTTGCGAATGAAATAACCACCAATCCTGCAGATGAAAAATCTTCTCGAGCCCCTCTCTGCACTCACGAGGAAAACCTGAAACGAGTACGTGAAGAGGGCGCACGCCGTCGTGCGGATGAGGCCAGCAGTCAGCCGCAGGTCGCGAACCTCGGCGGAGGCGTATTCGCCATCGATGGCCTGATGAACGAAAAACAAACAGGAAATGATGACCGTTCATCGGTTAATAAGGAGACCACCAGCGATGTGCAGATGGAAGAGACTAACCCGGCGAAAGGAGAAAGTGTTGGCGCGGTTCCAGCAGGCGAAAGCACTGATGCAGCTACTGCGCAAACAGATGCCGTAGCGGGAACCATATGCACTGGTTGTGGTACCGAAGGCGGCAGCGGTTGCCCTGACTGTGGGGCCGCGGTTGGCGATGCAACTTATGTGGGAATGGAGGCGGGTCTGGAAGAGGAACTGGAGACGCTGGGGGCTGATACCTCAAACTCGGAAACCATGTTCACGCACCTGATGGTGGATCTCGAGACAATGGGTAAAAAACCGGGCGCGCCGATCGTTTCTGTGGGGGCAGTATTCTTTGACCCGGCCAGCGGGAAAACCGGTGCTGAATACTATCAGGTGATTAGCTTGGAATCGTCGATGTCATTCGGGGCCAGGCCAGATGCCAGCACCATCCTCTGGTGGTTGAAGCAATCGCCGGAAGCACGATCTGCAATCGTGGTGGATGATACGGTCGGCCTGGTGGAAGCGTTGGAGCAATTCCTCGACTTCATTGCTGAAAACGCGGCTAATGGCTCGAAGAATGTGCAGCTCTGGGGGAATGGTAGCTCTTTCGATTGCTCACTTCTGGAAGCAGCTTTAGAACTGGCCGACACGCCCTTCCCGATCCCGCACTGGAACTATCGGGATGTTCGTACTGTTGTCGAACTGGGCAAAGCTGTTGGGCTGAACTCGCGCTACGACATCCCTTTTGTAGGCGATCAGCATAATGCCCTGGCCGACGCCCGCCACCAGGTCAAATACGTATCAGCTATCTGGCAGCGCCTGACAGCAATCTGATTTCAGTTTTTCAGCCAATGGCCCGTTTCTGGGCCATTATGAGGTAAAGCATATGATCCAGATGTTAACTCTCGAAGAATGGGCTGCTGAAAAATACAGAAGCAACCCTCCAAGCGTGTCGACACTTCGACGATATGCGAAGCAGAATCAGTTCTCTCCACCAGCAATGAAGCAGGGCCGCTTATGGCGCGTTCGTGAAGATGCTGAGTTGGTAGGGGAACTGGCCGCGCCGGTACTTAAGAAGAACGACTCCATATTGCTGCAAAGGATTTTGAACGATGGCTGCCAGACCACGTAAAAACAATGTCTCTGTACCGAACCTTTACCCTCTCTACAGCAGGAAGGTGAACAAGGTTTACTGGCGCTATAAGCATCCAATCACCGGCAAGTTCCATGCGCTGGGCACTGACGAAGTGGAGGCCATTGCGATTGCTACTGAGGCAAACGCGCGTCTGGCAGAACAGAGAACCCGGCAGATTTTGGCGATCAGTGACAGGATCGCCACAAGCAAAGGCAAAGCGATAACGGTTTCAACATGGCTCGACCGATACTGGAAAATTCAGGAAGAGCGCCTGGCTTCAGGTGACATTAAATTAAACACATTCAAACAAAAAAATAAGCCAGCGGCTCTTCTGCGTGAACGTGTTGGTATGAAATTGTTGCCATCCGTTGATGTACGCGATATCGCCCAAATTCTTGATGAATATATTGCGGCGGGTCAGGCGAGAATGGCTCAGGTTATTCGAACCGTTTTGGTCGATATATTTAAAGAGGCGCAACACGCAGGTGAAGTTCCCCCGGGTTACGATCCTGCGTCAGCCACTAAAAAGCCCAGACGTAGAATCACCCGGCAGCGACTTAGCCTTGAGGAATGGCAGCGGATATTCGAGATTGCAGACGCCAACCACCAATATATGGGTAACGCTATGCTGCTGGCTTTGGTAACCGGCCAACGCCTTGGTGATATTTCGAGGATGAAATTTAGCGATGTCTGGGATGATCAGCTGCACATTATTCAGGAGAAAACAGGAAGCAAAATCGCGATCCCGTTATCGCTCCGCCTGAACGCCATCAACTGGAGTTTGCGGGATGTTATATCGCGCTGTCGTGATTATGCGGTTAGCCCTTACCTCGTCCATTTTTTCAGGGCAACATCGCAAGCAGAGCGTGGAGCCCAGGTTAAAGCGAACACGCTCACAATGAATTTTAGTAAGGCCCGGGATAAGGCAGGGATCGACTGGAGGGAAGGAACGCCGGCGACATTCCATGAGCAGCGATCGCTATCGGAACGTCTTTATAAGGAACAGGGAATTGACACTAAAAAGTTGCTCGGCCACAAGTCACAGCAGCAGACCGATCGCTACAACGACGACCGCGGGAAGGACTGGACGACAATCGCGATATAG